TAAATATTCCAAAAGAAAAATATGAAAATATATTTAAGGGTGCTTATAATAGAAATGCTGTATATGTAAAAAATAAAACAAGAAAAAATAAGACTAAAAAATATAAATAATTATTTATACATAATATAAATTTTATGATTATCACCCTCGTTATGATGCTGACCTCCTCCTCCAACCATAACTTTATTTAAACATTTTTTACCATATGTAGTATGTAATAGTTCAATTAAATAAGTTTCTGCCAAATTTATTTGATTTACTTGTGTTTCTTTTGAACTACTAAAAATTTCCTCAATAATCATATTGCGACATTTATTGTCTTTTTCTTCGTGTTGCTTTTGTCTTTGTTCTAATGTTTGTTCTGTTTGACCTCATAAATATTAACGACAATCGGTAATTTAGCAATCTTCTTATTAATAAGATTTTTATACAAAGGATTAAGAGTTTCAGGACTACTCATATAATATTTTATATGTAAGATGCCTTTAAATTGTTTATTTATATAATCGGCGTTTTAAATGTCCAAAGGTGTAATATATATTATTTTCTTTAAGTAGTTTTAATATATATTATTTTGACCTCAATATTTTTTTCCAAAAAGTAAATTTGGTTTTTGATTTTGGACATTTTTTTTGTCCATTTTTAAAAATCTGAATGACTTTTCTAAAAAAAATGTGCTTGAGACTGACATCGTCACAAAAGTTTTTTTTATAACAAAAAATGTGACGATAATTTTTATGTTTTTTAAATTAAAAATATTTAAAGGGATTTTTTTTATTTCCAAATATTAAGGATAATGGAAAAAGAAAATCCCCAAAAATCCCTAAAACAATTCTTCTGTGAAACTTGTGATTATTATACAAGTAATAAGAAAGATTATAAAAAACATTGTTTGACAGCAAAACATATAAATGGAAATGATGGAAAATATTTAGAAATAAAAAAATCCCAACCATATTTTTGTGATTGTGGAAAGCAATATAAATCATATTCCGGATTATGGAAACATCAAAATAATTGTAATATAACCACAAATTTACCAAATAATTCTAATAATATACAAGAAATAACTTCAGAATTAATACTAAAAATCATCGAACAAAATAAAGAACTTACTAATATTATATTACAACAAAATACTACAATAAATAAACTTTGTGATAATAATACAAATAATACTCCCAATAATACTCAAATCAATAATGGACATATTAATAATTCCAATAATAATAAAACTTTTAATTTAAACCTTTACTTAAATGAAACTTGTAAAAATGCGATTAATATTGATGAATTTGTTGATAATATTAAATTAAGTTTAGAAGATCTTGAATATACCGGAAGAAAAGGTTATATCGAAGGCATATCTAACATCATTAATAAAAATCTTAAAAGATTAGGAGAATATAATCGCCCTCTCCATTGCTCTGATTGTAAAAGAGAAATTTTATATATTAAACGTAATAATACATGGAATAAAGAAGAAGACGATAAACCTATACTAACAAATGTTATTAAATCTATTGCTAATCAAAATATTAAACAAATTTCTAAATGGAAAGAAGAAAATCCGGATTGTTCTAAATCAGAATCTAAAAAAAATAATTTATATTTAAAAATTTTAAGTAATTCTATGTGTGGAATTGATAAAGAAGAAACTAACAAGAATTTAAATAAAATTGTTTCTAATGTTGTTAGAAATGTCACTATTAATAAAGACAATTAATCACATGAAATTTTTATCCAATCCTCCAAAAATAAATCTGATGTATCTTTTTTCGTCTCCTGCATAAACCATTGTTCTGGATAACAAACTATTTTATCCACATTTGTATTTAAATATGCTCCCCACCAACTAAACGTACTGTTTGCGATTATATTATGATTACATAAACTCATTAATAACATTTGTTCCCAATCATTTAATGTTGAATCAGCTTTTTCAAATTTTACTAATGAATAATTTGGTTGTTTAATTGTATTTATTATTTCTTCTACCTCAGAGAAACTCTCATTTTCACAAAAATATATTACTATTATTTGTTTTTTATTAACAAATAATTCCGATATTTTATTTAAAATATGAGATAAAGCATTATTATAATATTTATAACCTAATAATGGATAAATATGTGGATATTTTTTATAATCACCAAATCTAAAATGCATAGAAATTGTGTAAACTTCATCTAAATTTATTTTAACCTTATTTCTTACTATAAGTTTCTTTAGATCTATTTTTAGTAATCTATAAATCATATCTTTACAATTATCAAAATATTTTGGACTTTGAAAATAACCAACTAACAATGTTCCATAGTTCTTATCAAAATTTCCTGGTAATTCTTTATATTTGAAGTCTCTTTCATTTATAAATAGCAATGGAGGAATATTACTCATATTTTTTAAAAATGGCTTCAAAGCTGTTAAAAAACTTTCCCAGTATGTATATCTTATCGTTACACCGCTTGCTAAATTACCTAATTGATGATTGTTTAAAAAGAAAAATGGTTTACTATATTTTAACGCATACGCTATTGTTGTAAATATTTGAAATAACTGATTTCCTAATCCACCACACAATTTACACGATATCATCTTCAATATATTATTATTCTCAAATATATTTAAGCTCTATTAAATCTTAATAAATTAATAATTTATAAGTATAATTTTGCAAATAACATACTTAATAAAATACTTATTAATTGAGTAAATAAAAATGTATTTATGTTAGTTTCAACATTAGGATATTTTATATTTCCTATACTTAAATCAAATATATAATAAAAGCTTAATTCGTTATCTATAATTAGAAGAGTTTTATCAAAAATTGTTAGTGATAGATCTTTACTTTTATTATATTTTATACTTTTAGATTTAAACTCAGGTATTTCTATACCTAAAAATGAATAAGAATAAGTATTTTTAATAGAATAATTTAATGTAAAATTATAAGTATTTTTAGATACATGTATTATATTGTCTATTTTAGCTGTTCTTGATTTTTTAATACCAAGCACTCCTTCTTGACTTACTGTTTTTAATTTAACAAATGGTTCATAATTTATTTTAACAAAATTTAAACCATTTTCAATATTCATATCATTTGTAATTCTTAAAAGCCAAGTGCCAAATATTAATGGGGGAATATTAGTATTTAGGAGCTTCATTATTAGTTTATATCTAATTTAATTTAAATTTAAATATGAATCAATTTTATATTCTAATTTTCTAAATGTTGTACTAAATAATCTTTAAGTTTAATCTATTGGTTTTGATTCAATAAAGTTTATATGTTTTTACTTTACAATGTTCAGCCAATCCCTTTTTATTATTTGAGAGCCACACTCACAAATAATAATTTGTTTTTGTTTTTCAAGTATTTTCTTCTTATTTTTTTGATACCATTCAGATTTATGTTGTTTAATCATATATTTGTTATTTTCAACATATTGTTTCTGTTTTTCTATTATTTCTTCTCTATGTAAATCGTAATATTTTTTATTTTTCTCTAAAATTTCTTCTTTATTTTGTTCATAGTGTTTCTTTTTATAATCAGGTATTTCTTCAGAATGAGTTTGTCTATATATTTTTGTTTTTCTTTAAGATTTACAGCTTTATTTTCTTCATTACTTGTATTATTTTCTTCTAAATCTGGTTGTTCCTGAGAAATAATTGGTTGACATAATTTATCTTGATATTGTATATGATTTTTAGATTGAAGATGCCTATGTTTATTTCCAAATGTATATTGATGTCCACAATCACAATTAATGATTTTACTTTTTTGTGCTTTTAACTTTTCTTTGTTAGCTTCTCTCCAAGCTTCATTATTTTCTTTAGCTTGTTCTTTATGTTCTTCTCTATATATCTTTTTTTGTTCGGTAAGTTTTTCTTTATTTTGTTCTCTATATTCTTTTTGATAATTAGAAATGTGTTCTTTATTTTGTTCGGTATATTGTTTTTGATATTCTAGTTTTTGTTCCTTATTCTCTTCGTAATTTTCTGTTGCTTTTTGTAAATATTATCTTTGTTTTCTTCATACCATTTCTTTTTTTGTAAATATTTTTCTTCAATAGAAGTATATGGATTATTGATGTTTAATGTAGGTTTTAATTGTTCTATCCAATATCTTTCTCTTATTAAAGCCTCTTGACTAGTATTACAATTAAATAATTCAATTTGAATCATATCCCAATTTTGCCATCCACCATTTTCACGTATAAATTTATAAACATTTAAATTATAATTTTTTACAACGATATTACAGCAATTAGTTTTATGATTGTGTTTTCTTTGTATAAAATTGCTTGTATGACCAATGTATATGTCAGTGATATTGGGGTCTTTACAACAAATCTTGTAAATAATTGTTTGCGAATAATCAATTTCAACTTTTGGCATATTTTTATAATATCTCTAAATTAAAATCTTATAATATCTTATTTCAATTTTTTAAAATTCGTCGGTAAAATCAAAAGCTTCTATGCGTTGACTTTTATTTGCCAACGCGTATTCACTAACACGTTTTTCGAAGAAATTACATTTTGAGTCGAGACTAATCAATTCCATAAAATCAAATGGATTGACAACATTATAAATCTTCTTGTAACCAAGTTGAACACACAAACGATCTGCAACAAATTTAATATATTGCGTCATTAATTCTGAATTCATACCAATTAATTTACATGGTAATGCATGACAAATAAATTCAGTTTCAATTTCAACAGCTTCCTTAATAATTTCATGAATACGAGATTTATCCATCTTTTTCAACAATTTATTATATAAAAGGACCGCAAATTCACAATGAAGAGCTTCATCACGAGAAATGAGTTCATTGCTAAATGTTAATCCTGGCATTAAACCGCGTTTCTTTAGCCAAAAAATGCTACAAAATGCACCACTAAAAAATATACCCTCTACACAAGCAAACGCAACCAAACGTGTCGCAAAACTTGATCTATTATCATGAATCCATTTTTGAGCCCAATCAGATTTCTTTTTAATACAAGGATAATTTGCTATAGCATTAAATAATTTATGTTTTTCTCCCTTATCTTTAATATACGTTTCAATTAAATTACTATATGTATGACTATGTATATTTTCCATTGCTATTTGAAATCCATAAAAAGCTCTTGCTTCAGATACTTGGACATCGGTCATAAAACGTTGTGCTAAATTTTCCAAAACAATACCATCAGATGCTGCAAAAAAAGCTAATATCATAGAAATAAAAAATTGTTCATCTTTATTAAGAGCATTCCAATGTGTTAAATCTGTTGATAAATCTATTTCTTCTGGACGCCAAAAACAGTCAACTTGTTTTTGATACATATTCCATATATCTTCGTGTTTTATTGGAAACATTACAAATCTATTATCGTCTCTTGCTAGTAAGGGTTCAATATTGGTCTTAGACATTCTAAATAATATATATAAAGCATAGATTTTATATTTTTTTATTAATATATTTTTTTTAAATTTAATAACTTATTAAAATAAGAATGAGCTTACCATTAGCAGAGAGAGATTTACATTTATTACAAATTGAGAAAGAAATACTCAATAAAAAGAAATTGTTAGTTAAGAAGAAAAAAGATTTGGACAGAAAACACAAACTAAATCACTACTTGTTCGGTGTAAAGAATGATTATTCCAAATATTATGATTATATTTTAAATGAAAAACAACAACAACACAACGCACTAAATCTACTTAAGGAATATATTAATGATTTAATAAAGACTGAACATCTGGTAGATGAACAACTTAGAACAGCTAAACATGACCAAAAAGATATTATCAATGAAATTGACAAAATTAAGGCCGAATTAGATGAACTTATTGAATAATTACTTTATTTCTTTATAACTTTACAATATTATAAAAAATATAATTATTATATTTAAATGGCAGATTTATATATAATAATTATATTATATATAAATGGCAGATTTGAATGGAGCATTAAATCAATTAGATGACACAATTAAAGGTATTTCTGGAAAAGTGGAGGAACAAAAAGCCAGAGTTACTCAATATAAAACTAATCTATTAGAAAAATTAAAACAACTCAAGATATCTCTTGATGGAATTAAAAATAACACAAAATGGCAGGAAATTGCTGATTTAAGACAACAATTACAGCAATTACCACAATTACAACAACAATTACAAGAAAAAATTCGTAATTTAGATCAAGCAAAAGAAACAATTAATGATTTACAATTTCAAATTCAACGATTTAACCAAGAAATACAAGCTAAAAATGAACAAATTCAAAAACTATTACAAGATGGTGAGAATAAAGATAATCAAATTAAAGATATTGAACAACAGATTCAAAATTTAACAACTGATAAAAAAGCTCTTGAAGACAATTTACAAGCTAAAACAGATGAAGTAAATGTTTTAGCTAATCGTATTCAACTAATTACTGGTTCACTTGGAAACCAGATTCAAAATATAAATCAGATAGCAGACCAATTAGGGGACTTAGATAATGGTGAAATTGGAGAACAATTTAATCTTATTACAGGGAATATAACAGCTATTATTGATATTCTAGAGGGGAGAAGATTAGAAGGAACTGAATCTCCTGTTCAACAAGTAGAACAAGAATTTAGTGCTGAAATTGAACAATTATATAATGATTTAATTGGTGTTAGTAATAGTGAGAATCAAGAACCATTAAAAAGATTATATACTAGTTTAAGTTCAACACCTAACGCGCTTTATATAAATAAGATTCAGAGCGCAATAAATAATGCTAAACGTAATGACCCAATTGCTATTAAACAAATTAAGCAAGCATTGAAAGAATTAAAAGAAAAAGGAGTTAATATAAATTTTAATATACCAGGTAGTAGAGGTGGAAAACGTAGACGAAAAACAATGAAAAAACGTCATAGAAGAACTCGTAAGAAAATGAGAGGGGGATATAATTATAGTCCTAGTAAAGAATTAGATAAATCTAGTTCTGTTATAAGTGGTTCATCTAGTTTTAAATCATCTAGACCAAATCACAAAAAAGATAAAACACGTCGTAAATCTTATAAATAATTATACCAGACATAAATACATGTGAGATGGCTTTATAAGATTCCATATTGTTATAGTTGATTACATGTTAATATATTTATTAAGATTTCAATTTTTTAACCCCATTTAGAGCAACGTGTATTTTAAATCCTAAATTTCCAAAATTTTAAGTTATTTAAGTTTAATAATATATTATTTTAAAATCAAATATAATAATGTATAGTGAATGGAAATGGAGCACAGGAGAAGCATATTATAAAAGTGCTAGACCAGAAAAAAATGAAAGACAACCAGAGATAGGTTATGATTCACAAAGAAACGCAATTAACCAATCTTTAGCAGATGACTCATTTTTTAATCAAGATAGTGATTTAATAAATATAACAAATTCAATGTTTTCTAGAAATCAAAATCAGAGTGGAACTAGACGCGAAGATTTAGATTCAAAAATAGCTGGTCGTGAAATGATTGCTCAAAGAGGAGTAAATCCATTTGTGCAAACAAGTTATGTAAATGATGTAGTAGCTCGTGATATATTTTTAAAACCAATAAATACAACTTTTGAGCATTCAAAAGAAAAGTCAAAAGAAGAAAATTAAATATAATAATATTTATAATATATGGTTAATCTGCCTCAAAAATAATTAATATTATTTTATCATTTGTTGAAAGCCCACAAACTAACAAAAATAATGAAATATATGATTGAAGAATGTTACGAAGAGGTCCAAGTTCGATATTATTGTTATGATTATACATTCAAAGAATGGTTAATTTATATAGAAAATACTGGGTATTAAAAAATAAAAATACATATAAAAATACATATAAAAATATGCCATATCCGACTGATGTAGTAACATATAAATTATTGAATATACAGCGTCATATTATATTTTTGCGTTTTATAAATTAAAAATTATATTATTTAATTTTTAACTTAAATAGAAGTTATTGCAATTTAGATGCTCTTAACGCACATAGTATGAAGCAATCTATTAGCTAAATATGCTAATAGAGAATTTAACAAAATAAAGACAGAATTTACGATAAACATTGTATTTACTTTCTTAATATGTGTAATCATGAAATAAACTATTGATACAGCACTTATAGCAAACATAATACCAAACACGATTGATAAAGCATAGAAATATAGACAGTATTCCCTAGGCAAGGGGCCAAAATATTGATCCATAAAATTAGCCATAATAATATTTACTTAGATATTAAATTCTAAACTTCGTTAAAAAATAAAAATAATTTAATTTAGGAATAAAACTACTTAAATAAATTTTTGAAAACTTAAATAATGAACAATTCTAATTACACAACGCAAAATGATTTATTGCTTAAAAATTTAATGTCTTTTTACAAAACCGAAGATATGGATGGGGTTTATAATTCAAATAATAATTTAGATAAAATGCTAAAGATTATCACTGGAGAATCCAAAATATCTCTACGCATTGTTGATTGGTTTGCTACCAATTACGCTAAGAAATATTATACTCTTTATGTTATTGAAGGAACCAGTGATAATATTACAAGACGTTTTAAAGTTTATGACGATTACAAGCTTAAATTAAAGGCATACAGTAAGAAAAGATTTGACCCTTTTTGCCGCTGGGAACGCATTAGCATTTCTTACACAAATGGAAAATTTATTGAAACTACTATTGGACAACTTAATTTTTTTAAATGGGCTATCGAAAACAATGTTATAAATTATATAGAGGAAAATTATAATGAGATTGAAAAAGATATGAATAACCGAAATAGCACTTCTAAGCGTAAAGAAACAATTATTGAGAACTCAAAGACCAGAAAGAAGCGTGAAGAATTGTCTATATCTGCTACTAAGAGCATCAAAAAAGAAAAAGTAGAAATCATTGTTCAGTTTAATTAAAATTTGGTCGCTAGCAGTTTTTATTATGACAGTACAAACAATAACATAAATCATTATTTAAAGACATAATTTGTTTTTTATTTATAATGGAAGAAAAACATCTAAATATCGTTAAACTTATTGAAAATAATCCAATAACAATTTTGTCTAATGATTATAATGTAAAATTATTAACCAAAATTAAAGAAAATCAATATAATATTGACAATTATAATTTATTATTAAAAAAGAATGAAGATATGCAAGAGGAAATTTATAAATTACAAGATAAAATAAATGAACAAACTAAAATAATTAAGAATAGTAATAAAAAAATTAATAAACTTGAATATGATATTACTGATAACAATAAAACTAAAATATCCAGTAATTTTGCTTTATGTAAATACGGATATTTTTTATATGCATATCAATATGAAAATATGAGATTTATTTGTTCAATTACAAGACAAAAGGATTTTGATATAATTTTAAAAAATTTAAAGGATTTATATCCAACCGGCAAAATAATTTATCAATTTAAATGTTCTTATCCTTTAACTGAAAGAAATATGACTTTTTTACTAAAACAAAATTGTATTTCATTAGGTCAACAAAAATATGAAACATCTATTGAAAATATTCAGAAAATAATACAATCTGTTATTAAATTAGAAGAACTATTATCAGAACACGGTAAAGATATTGATTTATTATTAGATATTCTTTCTAATAATCTTACTATAAATGTAAATGAAGAAATTAATCCAAATGTTCCAATAGTAAGAAAACCCAAACGTTCAATTGATAAAATCAATAAAGAAACCGGAGAAGTTATAGAAACTTTTGAAAGCATAGAAGCCGCACGACGTTCTTGTGGTTTAATTACTGGATTAGCAATTGCATATGCTGTTAGAGAAAGTAGACTATGTCAAGGATTTTTATGGAGATATTCCGGTGTATCAAAAGAAGAACAATTCACAAAACAACCAGTTGTTAAAATTTGTTGTAAAAATGGAGAAAAACAATTCTTCAAAAATATATCTGATGGTGCAAAAGATGTCAACATTTCAGCAGTAGCATTAAGACATAGAATTTTAAATGATATTCACGTAAATAATTATCACTGGATATTTGATACAAATACAACTCATTATACTTAACTTTATAATTTATATTATATATATTAAATATAATATGAATAACATCCAAAAAGATTCCTATTATTTTTAATTGGGGAACGAGAAGTTTGTTAGTTTATATCGCCAAAACAACTAACAAAACCATGTTAATGTATATGGACTATTTAGCTTTATTTCTTGCCATAGGATTTTTTATTTATATTTTAGTGGTCAAATAAAAACATGACATAAAGTATTCGGTGATAAAATATGGTGGAATGATCTAAGACCTATTCATGGATTATTATATTCTTTATTCGCGTATAATGCAATAATTGGTAATCAAAATGCCTAGGCTTATTTGTTAGTTGATGTTATATTTGGACTTACTAGCTTTTTAATTTTTCATTACTATAATGGAGATTTTATCAAAGTTATGATTATTTAATAAGTTATTCTATTATTTAAAAACTAACAATATAAATTAAATATGGGAAATACACAATCTATGACAAAAATAAATTATGAAGACATACAAACTGTTATAAAAAATCCTGAAGTTTATTTGATTATTAATACATTACCCAATTCTGAACAACATTGTCTTATTATTAATACAATAGTTGCTAATGAAGAAGAGGCAATAATTAATAGATTTATGAAAGAAAATAAAAGCATTAGAATTATTATTTATGGGAAAAACTGTAATGACGATACAATTAATAAAAAATATCAGCAAATATATTCATTAGGATTTTATAATATTTTTGTTTATTTAGGAGGAATGTTTGAATGGCTAATGTTACAAGATATTTATGGACAAGAACTATTTCCTACTACAAAAAAAGAAATAGATATTTTAAAATATAAATCAAATCAGTTATTAAGTATTGGATTACTTGAATATTACACCGATCAAAAAGATAAATGATTGCAAGTTTTATCATTTATCTTTTCGGTTGGTGTAATACATATCAAACCTAAATTAGATAATTTGTCAGCACGTTTATTTTCTTTTCTAAAAACATGCTTAAAATCAATATAATCAAATTGAGCAACAAGTTTAACTACTTGTTCATATAGTTCAGCCAAATTTGGATGTTTAACCTTATATATTTTATTAACTTGATTTATTACAAGTAAACTATCCCCACAAACTGAAAGTGTTTTGATATCTTGTTCTAATGTATATTGGAGTCCAAATATTAAAGCAAAATATTCAGCCTCATTATTAGTTCTTTTGTTTCCAATATATTTACAAGCAGCCCAATATTCAACTCCATTTTTATAAATAACTGCACCAATACCTGCCGGTCCTGGATTACCTTTACTACATCCATCAAAATATAATACATATTCTGTTGTAGGATAAATTTTAGATTCAGAAATAGTTTTATCAGGTAATATGATATTCATCTTTTTCTTATTCATGTTATATATAATTGAAGTATAATTTTATTTTTATAAATTGTAAAATATATTTCAATTATATTATGTATTTATATTATATTATGTATTTATATACAAGACTTCTATAATTATTTTTAATTTTTGTCTCTTTTTTCCTTTTATATTAGTTGATACTGATTGTCCATCAGTTATATAAATTGGAAAAGAAAAGATAAAAATAGTCTGCGTTTAATATAATGTAGAATGGTAATTTATTGATTATTATTCAGCAATGGCTTGTCCAAGAGGTGGTTGTACTTGGTATAAAGTAGCGTATTTTAGTTTGTTTAAAAAAATAATTAAGTTTAGATGTAATCGCACATAACTGCTATAAATTTATTATCATCTCTAGTTGAGTTTGGATTAATTATTACTTGGAATGGTTTGCCACATCCAAATATTAAGTCTTTATTAATATAAAAATC